CAGCGGGCGTGTTGCCTGCTGCCTTGGGGGGCTCGTTCTGTGTGGTTTTGGTTTTGTTCATTTCCGTAGCTTTATAAAGATTCGGAAGCCGGTTCGGGAACCGTATCGATTACGGGCGGCAGTTCACCGGTGTAGCGAAGGATTCGGAACTCGTCGCGGACCTCCTGCTGGAGGGTGATAGTCTTTTTCGTCCCGTCCTTGGATTCGGTCGATTCGACCTTCATCGAAAGCGGGTTGCAGGGGTCTCCGATAAGCCGGGCGGAGTTGTCGTTACAATCCCGCACGAAGGCGCCGAGGTTTTTGTTCGAATAAAATTCGACAAAATCCTCGCTCTGCACGGAATTGCCGGGGTGTTCGCCTTTGACGCCTTTTTTGTAGCCACGGGCATCGGCATCCCCTTCTGCTTCCTGGATGATCTCGATGCTTCCGGGGGTCAGATAGAGACCGAACATTTCCTTTCCCTCTTTCAGCTTGAAGCCTTCCGAGGCGGTGGTAACTCCGACCGTTCGGGTCGGATAGGTTTCTACGTCCTCCATGTCGAAAAGGAGGACGTTCGGATTCTTGGGGGTAGGATTGCCAGCACCACCGGCCGGACGTCCTATTGATTTTGCTACGTAAGCCATGATTGAGTTGGTTTAGAGGGTTTCGGGATTTGCCATGGCGGCATCGGTTTTGTCGGCTTCGGTTACGATCCACTTGCCGGGTGTTCCTTCGCGAGTAGACGTGAGGACGGTGCTGGGGTCGTAGCCGTCCGGCACGATGGCGAACACGGCCTCGCCGAGCAGGAAACCGACGCCGTACCAGAACTCGATGTAGATGCGGACCTCTCGATCGTGCTTCTGGATGTCGGTGATGAACTGCGGCGGGTTCTTGTGGCGCAGGCCGACGAAGTTCTGCGGGGGCGTGGAGAACACGATGGGCGAGCCGTGGAGGCAGTCGAGTGTCTGGAGGTAGCAGTTCGAGAAGTCAACGCGGTCCTCGCCGAAATTGACCTTCTCGGTTCCAGATTTCTCGCCCCATTTCGCCTTGTAGGCCCGCTTGTATTTGAGGTACACGTCGGCCGACATGAATACGGGCATCTGCTTCGACTTGTAGAGCGGGGCAATGGATGCCACGAAGTCGTCGATCTCGGCCAGAACCTCGGCGTCGGTGGCTTCGAGCAGGTTCTTCTCGGTCTTGAAGAAGTTGATGTGTTTGTCGAGGGTTTTCTTGGCTTCTACGAGCTGCGTTTCGATGCCGTTCATCGTCTCCTCCGTTTTGTCGGAGCTTTCAACGAATTTGGCTTTGCCCGTTATGAACTCCATGTCCTCGCCGATCTTCGGGAGCAGCACTTTGTCGATGATGTAGCGGGTGATCGGCATCTGGTCGGGAGTCAGCGACTCGTCGTAAAGGTGAAACAACCAGCTTTCGCCGACCTCGGCCGGGTTGATGGCGAAATCTACCTTGTGACGGTAGTTTTTGATCTTGAGCGGGATGAAATTTGCGCCACCACGCGGGGACCATTCTTTCTTGAACTGCTGGATGACGTGATCCGTGGCCTCGGATTCGACGGCCTTGTACTCGGTTACGCCCCGCTTCCAGTTCAGATGCTTGGAAGTCGTGAAACCCTGGTAGAGTTCCTGGAGTACGTCGAGGTTGTTGCCCTGCGACAAGTACGGGCCGAGTTCCGCCTTGATGTCGGCTACCTCGATTGTCGGGGTGGTCGCCATGACGCCGGACTGCAAGAATGCGGCGGCGGTCTGGTTGTGGACCAGGCCCATGTTGGCCTTGAACGTGCCGGCGTTCTTGACGAACCGTTGGGCAGCGTTGGCGGCCTGCTCGATAGCCGGTGCGGTCTCGGCGGCTTCGGCCAACATTGCCAGGTCGTTCTGGAGTTGTTCGATCCGGGTGGTGAAATGCGTTTCGACTTCTTGGCGAGCATGATCGAGAGCGGCTTCGAACAGTTCGGTAGTGTTATCGTCGGCCGAGGAGAAGGTTTTACCCTTCAGTTTCTCGACGAACTTCGCCCCGAAGCGTTGCGTCAACTGCTGCTCCTCCTCCGCGGAAAGTACGACTTTCCCCTGGTCGTCGGTTGCCGGCTCCTTTTTGAGGTAGTTGGCAATCACTTTACCCATCTGGGTATTGGAGAGAAATTTTTTAAAATCCATATCCTTGAAAAATTAGTGGTTGTACTGTGCACGGATCGCGGCGTTTTCGATGCATTCCGGGAGCGTCATTACGCCGTTGATGAGACCGAAGGCTTGCGCCTCGGCCGGGTGGAACATAGCGCCGGTGAATACGCCGGCGGCGTCCTCCTTGATGTCGGGTCGGCCGGCTTTCACGTCTTGGTGGAATTGTGCGACGTTGTAGGAAAGATTTTTTTTCAGCAGCGTGTTATCCCCTTCGAGGGCCATGCGGTAGTCGAGGTTTTTATCGGTGCTCTCGTCGGCGTAGACCGTGATAACCGTGTAGCCCTCCTTCTCCATTTTTCCTGTGTCGTCTACGATCTGGTAAAGACCGCCTATCGACCCGACGGCCGAAAGAGAGTTGTCGCAGAAAATCGCGTCGCATTGCGAAGCGGCCCAATATGCCAGGGAGGCGCAGCAATCGACATGCGCGATAATCGGTTTGCCGAGGGCCTGCACATGGTGGATCGCTTCTTTGAGCACGGCAATAGCATTACCCGCGCCGCCTCCGGAGTCGATGTCGAGAACGATTGCCCCAACCTCCGGGTGGTTAGCCGCGGTCAAAATCGCCCTGGCATAAGTGATGGCGCCGGTGGTAAAACACGAGTCGTATTTGGTGATAGTTCCGATGATCGGAATAACGGCGACCTGCTTGGCTTTGGCTTCGCTGCCTATTGCAGCGGAGAATTGTGCCTCGGAGGTGGAGAACTCGAACACCGGGCGGATGGCAGCTTCGGGGATTTTCTCGCCGCGCAAAAACGATAACGCCACCGGAAGCAACGATTCGTAGTCATGTACGAACCATTGCCCCCGGCGCACGTCAGATAGGAGATGGAGGGTGTTTTCAGTTGTCGGGATGCGAAACATTTGCGATCTTTTTCGCAAACTTACTCGCAGTCGGGCGCGATAGAAAGGACCTTTTTAGTGGCTTTTGGGTAGGATTTTGTTTTGTATTCGACGGTAAATTCGAGCAGATCGCCCTCCTTTATCAAAGGCCGGGCCGGCATATCCTCCGTGCCGATGATGTAAAACGAGTCGCGGAGGCGCACCTTTATAATGCACGGATCATGCAGAAGGGGTACGTCGTTTAGGAGTTTTGCCGATACCTTCGTGTTCCAATATAGACCGTTGTCGTCCTCTTTGGATGTAATGTCGATTGTCCGCGGACTTGTTTTGGAAAGCGGTAGTTCCTGGAAAAATCCGGACGTGTCGTTCCATGCTTTGACTCCGATCCGGGCGATAAATTTCTGTGGCATTTTTTTGACAGTTAAATTGACAAAATCGTGATGCAAATTAAAATATTTTAATAAGGGGTGCGGCGACTACTTTTTCGGCAGAGTTGGTGGCTCTATCTGGCTGAAATGGTAGCGGGCCTTTCGAAGGATAATATCAGCCTTTCGGCGGATTGCGGATAGCGATGTACGATAGGTCCGTTTATTCAGCGTGTCGGCGTAATCGGCGGATACGAGGCGCCGCGATACGACGAACGCTTCGATGATGTCTCGCTTCGGCATTCCGGCCTGGATGCCTTGCAGGTAGTAGGTGTCCAGGTCGATGTTGAACAGCGCGTCCAAAATCATGTTGAGCCGTTTGGTGTCTACGTTGGTGAAGTAGATATACCGGGTCATTGCGGCGTAGGTTGTCTGGTGGCGTGGGAGTACGAGCGTAGCGGTCAGCGGGTCGTCCGGGCGGTCGTCGGGTTTGTCGCTGACTTTGTAGAGTCCTACGGCCATGCGGCCGAAGTCGTTGGCGAGGGTAATGCGGATCGGCTCTCCTGGGCGGGCATCGAAAAGGTAACGCAGGTAGTCGTAGGCGAGTTGGTCGTCGGGTCTGAATTTTATTTGCATAGTCGTAAGGGATTTGCGGTTCGTGTTCTCACGTACATAGGGTCGAGACGCACGAGGGAATCCTTGTAAATTTCGAGGATTAGCCAGCCGTCGGGATCATTGAAAAAACCGTGATCGGAGAGGCATTGGCAAATATCTATGAACCGGCCGACCTCCTTGGCGATGGCGTCGATACGGGTCCAGCGATAGGGAGCAACGCGCAATAACCTCGGCACGAGTCGTGTCGTGTAGATTTCGAGTTCTTCCGGGGTTATTTCTTCAATTTCTATCATAGTGATATGTTTTTTCGACCTACACAACCTACACGACCTACAATGCTATGAATCAATGTTTTGTGATAATGTGTTTTGTAGGTTTGTAGGTTGTAGTATCAAAATGTAGGTTTGTGTGTAGGTCGTTGTAGGTCGGTTGTAGGTTCGTTGTATCGTTTCATCTTGTTGATTTTTAGCGGTGTAGGTTGTTGTAGGCCGATTTTCTGTAAAAAGCTATATTCGCGCGTTATATATCTACCTATTTTCGCATTTTGCGCTTCGCCTGGCGTCCTCGGCGGCGCTGTAACCAGATCGGCCGATGCCTGGCCCGGGACCTACGCGGCTTCGGCTGGGGGCGGGGCCGGAGTGGTGGATAATAACACGGTAGTCCTCGGAGTGCCAGTACGGCGTCTGTAAATTTTTGCATGGTGGGAGCTATTGATCTTGCGGCGGCGGCCAATGCTGAAAGGTGGGCCATTACGTCTGTGATGTCTATAACGGGAAACGTAATGGCAGGGAATCCGATAGTCGGGACATGCCGTAAATCCCCCAGCGACGAAATAACGCTCCGGGGGAATAGTTTTTTGTCGCACCGGCTTCCTCCAGATTCTATAATGCGGCCTCTTTTGAGCCTCTTTCGGAGGAATGAGAGAAAATCATTTTCTTTCATGGGGGTTGTTGGTTTGTAGGGTTTCCGCTATCTGTGCAGTCATGTCGCGCCGTTCGCCGGGGATGAAGTCGAGCATCCGCGGAATTTTGTAGAGCGGGTTCGCATGTTCGAAATAATAGGTCCGTTCGAGTTGGTGGTTGTAGCATTCGATCAGCCGACATGCAGCGCCGAGAAGTGAGACTGCATCCGCGATACCGTGCAGTTTGTGGCCGTCTTTTATGTGGCGGTAGAGTTGATCCACCCGGTCGAGGAAGCCCTTGGCCGTTTCGGAGTTGTACCGCGCGAATATCTGGAAGGCTGGTTCAGCCACGGAAAAAATAATCCCCTCGGCTTGCAAGAACCTCCGCTTGATTGTGTGTCGAAATTGTCCGGTTGTCTCCAGTTCCTCCTGGATGTCGCACATGATGTACGGCAGCAGTTGAATGAGCACGAGCATATCGACAGCCGTGTCAGCCATGCGTTGCTCGACCTCGGTCGGTCGCTTCGGCAGGCGGTGCGGCGTCATGGCTTGGAGAGCCATGCGGCGGCGTAGTTGCGCCGCCTTGATCTGCGAGGGTGTCATAGGATCAGACGTGAAGGGATAACAGCGATTTCCGGACTCGGGGCGACGGTTTCTTCCAGTCCGCCGTGAACTCCTCGACTCGTGGTTCGTCCTTTCTTACGGCGATTCGGGTGATGAAACAATGGACGCAGATTCCGGATGCGGTTTCTCCTTCCCATATACGGGCTGGAATACCGTTGAGATAGACGATTTTGTCGGTGCTTTCGATTGTGATTTTCATGGTTGTATTTTATTTATGCTGCTGTGCGGCTGGTTTCTGTTCTTTCGAGTGCTGCGGCCACGGCTTCGCTCCATGCGGTTGCGACCTGGGTCACGACAGCGTTCCCGAGGAATTTCTTTTGCTCCTCCTGGCTTCCGACCAGCTCGTAGTCGTCGCCGAAGCCCTGGATGCGCTTCATTTCGGGAATCCGGAGCATACGCATTGTTATGTCTACAATTCCATAGAGGATGCAGAACTCCTTGACCCGTACCATTGCCGGGCTGTCGTCGGGGCTGACACGCCAGGCCGGGACGCCCTGCTCAACCGATACCAGGTACGGCGGGCGTTTGTCCATCCGAGCGATCAGCGTGAAACACGGGGCATCCACGGAACCGCCGGCGGACCGGTATTGTGGGTTCATCAGATAGTGGGCGTTTATGAGGCGTTGTTTGGGAGTTGTCGTCAACGTTCCGCTCGGTTCGTCCACGCTGGAGAGTTGCCCGCCCCCGGAATAATAGTTTGCGATAAACGGCTGTACCAACTGGAATCGGTCTTTTGTCGTCAGCGTGGGCGCTGGCCGGTTGACATTGGAATTATAGCCGTTACCGTAGTAGGCGGACACAAAGGCGTGATGATCGACCGTTGTAATGGCCCCGGCCGGTCCTGTAACGGGGATGTTCTTGCTTTGGGGTTGTCCGCTGAATTGCTTTGAAAGGAAGTCCACCCGAGCCACTCCGAGCCGGTTCTGTGTCGCCAACGTCGGCGATGGTGCATCGAGGTTCGGGGCGATGTATTTACCCGTGTTCTGGTTCCGGGAGTTCCATTTCACGAGGAAGGCGTCCTCACCGCCTGCTACGAACTTCACCAGCCCGGCATAGATGCGGTCGAGAGTCGCGTCCACGAGTGGCTTGCGCCTGGTGAAAATCGACTCGCCGCGGTCCTCGAAATTCAGCACCTCCCGCACGGCCCGCCACGGCTTCAATCTTTCGGAGAAAAGGTCAGCGGTCGGGTTTTTTGCGTGCGTCTGTTGCGGCCAAGCTATCGGCAGCTCGGGCCGTGCGAATTGTCCGAAGTATCGCACCCGGGAAGTGTAGGCCCCGAAGTCGGCCGAGTTGAGCACGCGATGCTCGAAGTTGTAACCGTATTCGCGGACCTGTTGCACCCAGCGGCGATAATAGGTTCCTTTTTTGTCTGGCTCGGGCATCCATACCGGGCCGATGGATATGACGTGGCGTTTTTTGTCGCGCTTGATATTGAGCGGGCAATATTCGGCGCCGGTTTTTGGGTCGCGCTTAACTTGTACGATCAGCGGTCCCCATTCCATGAACTCGACGACATTTTCGATGTGGATGTAGTCGGGTTGCAATACCTCGATGTAGCGGTATAAATGTTCGGCCAGGGTCCGGCTGTCGGCGTCGCGGCTCGTGCCGCCCTTCGCCCGCGAGTGGTTCGTACATTCGAGCGACGCCCAGAGTACGACCTTCGCTTTCGGGTAGCGACGGCGTTCCCGTTCGATGTGTGCCTTCATCGGGCCGAGTTCGAGGGTTCGAATGTCCTCGGTGAAGTGGAGGGCGTGCGGGTGGTTTGCCGCGTGCGATGCGATGGCGTTCGCGTCATGGTTGACACACGTAATCACCTTTGCGCACTTCTGACTCCGGAGGCGGGCGCGTTCTACGCCGGTCGAGGTTCCGCCGGCGCCGCAGAATAGGTCTACATATAAAATTCGAATTGCCATGTTTAGAAAAGTTCCGGTTGTTCGTCTGGTAGCTGCACACCCATCCGCCGGAGGGCGTAGCGTAGCGTGTAGCCGTTGCTGGTGTAATTCATAGCCATTTGGTAGAGTTTCGGATGCAGGGAATAGAGTACGCGAAAGCGACTCCCCTCCCCGAGGTGGGCGCCGAACCCGCAGAATACGCAGCCAGTACGGTCAATGCCTGGCACGTCGTAGATCGAGCAATAGGGCACGTCAAATCGGTGGATGTAGTCCCAGCAGTCCGTGTTCGTCCAGATTGACAACGGGGCACTGTGAACCTTAAGGGGGTCATCCGAAAAAGAGTTACAACCGCCTCGGGTTAGATATTGTCCAATGCGAAGCTGGCTCTCGCAGGCCATTGTCCCCATCATAGCGACTGCCTTGTTTTTTCGGTAAAATCTCCGCATGGGGCCTTTTTTCAGCTGTTCGCAACACTTGTGCGACACTTCGTAGGGTTCCGTGATAAGGTATCGCCATTTTTTAGAAATTGTGGCAGATCGGTTACTCCCTCCCTCCAGTCGCCGCCGGAGTGTTTTTTCACCTTTTACGTGGCGGACTTCATAGATGCTTTGCGCTTGCTCTTTGCTCACCAGCGGGAAGCCATATTTGGCAATTACTTCTCTTGGTGTCATCTTCGGCCGAATAATCGTTACGTTGTCGGTATGCCGCACGAACCGCACGATTTCCGGGTACTCGTTACCGGTCGAGCAGAACACGCCCGGCATGTCCGGATCAACGTAGCGTCGCGCCAAGTCGAGCAATACGGTTGAATTCAGCCCGCCGGAGAAGGACGCGTAGGGCGCCCGGCCGTGCTCCTTGCAATAGTTGACGAATGCCTCGATAGCACCGACGGTATGGTCTATTTTCTGGTTAAGCGGCCATGCCTGGCGAGTGTGAAGGTCGGATAGTGTAAGTGGTTTCATTCTCCGAAATATTTTTTGCAGTTACAAGCGGTTATCGTGGGGTTGGCCCACTCGCGCTGGAAATGTCGCCATGTTTTGTCGCAGTCGCCCTTCTGGTCACGGTAGAGCATGGCAAAAGGCATGAATCCAGCCCGCCACACGTCGCCCATCCGGGCCTGCGCCTTCTCGAACGTATCGCCCCGGTAGCCGATTAGCACGTAGCACCGCCGGTCGTTGCTCGCTTTGGTGAATCCGGCGTCGAGCAGCATCTTCCCCGCGGCGACGAGCGGTTCGAGGTCGTTCGGCGTGTCGTAGGCGAAGAACAGCGACGCGGGGTGCAGGCTCCGCAGGCGCGAGGCCATACCAGGGGTCAGCAGCGCAGCCTCCAGCCCGCCCGTGAATTGCGGGCGGTGCGGCTGTCGGGTGAGCATGGCGAAAACCTCGTCTATATGCTCCGGCGAGCAGGCGAGCAGGTTGTCGTCGGCTACGATCCAGCCGTCCGTTACGGGGAGTTCCCGAAGTTGGTAGCCCTCCCGTTTTGGCACGGTGCAGAACCAGCAGCGATTCGGACAACCCCGTGAGGTTATGACATAGCCGGGCTTCATGTACATACCCGGTACGAAATCTCCGCCGGGTTCATTATATGCCGGGCCGCCGACTTTTACCGGCGCGACTGCACCCCATTGCCTCGCGGCCCACTCGGCCCAAGGAATGTCCCATGTAAACGTAACTGAAATGTGCACCTCGTCGGCCTCGTCGAACAAAGAAGGTGTTGTGTGTATGCGGACGAGGTCGTCGTTGGGTGTCGCGCTTGTTTTGGTTGGGAATACCCGGATAATAGTTTTATTTGAGTCCATAATGCCGACGTTCGAACCTTGTTAATTCAGTTGTAAATTCGAAGCTATACACCCACACAAAGGGGTTCTTTTCCCAAATTCCGCGACCTTCGAGCCTTTCCATTAGAGTCTGGAAACTGGCGATTGCGTTGCTACAATGCGGATAGCCGTCTACGAGTTCTTCTTTGGTAAAATATTGTTCCGGGCAATAGTGGACGTAATGCCCTTCGATGGAGGTAAATGGTCGTACACCTTCTCGCTTTGCAGCTTCTTCGGTGATGTCTTGTAGCCGTTCGCCGTGCCTGGCCGTTATCCGAAGGAAGTAACGGGCCAGTTTTGCCGGCATGGATTGCTTATTCCTCCAGAATCCGGGTTTGTCGAGGTATTCTCCATATCCGAGGTCTTGCAGGGCTTGGATGTCTGCCGGATTGTACTTGTAAAATACCCTGTCGGGGTCCAGGTCGTCGATATATGGTTCTTTGATATAGATAACTTCGCCGACCTTGTACCGGGGACGAATGAGGTGATAACGGGCCAGAAGGTCCGCGCGACTACCATCTGGAAGGATGAAATCGCCGCGAGGATTGAGTGAATAATCGTCTGGCTGCGGGTCTGTCAGCCGGCGTGTTTCCGTCTTGTGCCGCGCAACGACTTCGCGCTGCAATTCTTCGAGAAAACCGATGCTTTTCATTGTTGTCCCTCCAATTCTTTGATTTTATGAATGAGGTATTTATACATTTCGCAGGCGGCGTCGAATGCCTCTTTTGCCGTTTTAAACCGGTAACCTCCTTTTCGGCCCTCCGGATATATTCGATAACGCCCGATTTCTGGAGCATAAAAATCCGTCATCGTTTGAATGTCTATGCAATGACTGGCGCGGGGTTTTCCGCTGGTGAATATGATCTTCAGACGTTCGAGTTCTGTGGTGCATTTTTTGAGTTTATCTGTGTCCCGAGGCGTTCGAGCTGCAACGAGTTTGAATTTCATTGTTGCCCTCCTTTCTTTGCAAGTGCCGCCACGAGTTTCTCGGCATGATCCACGGCCAAAGTGTAGGGGTCGCGGCATTCGGATTTATTGACCAACTCTGGGAGCAACAGCGCCGCTGCAAACCCTAAAAACGCTTTGCTGTTTGGTGTCCCGATGTTCGACCACGGTCCAGCTGGTGCATCCCCGTTAATCATTTGGCCGTCGCCGGTCAGCAGCCAAAGTTTGCTTACTTCGGGAAACTTGGCGATGATCCGGTCGGCCACGTCGAGCGAGACGCCGTTGTTCCCGCGCTTGATCTGGTAGAGGTTTTCGCCCCGGGCCAACCCGATATGACGGGCGAAGCCGTTGGTTGTCATTTGGGCCATTTTGATTACGGCCGCGATTCTTTCCCAGCACTCCCGCTTCGGGTTCTCGCTTTTTCCGTTTTCCTTGTACATAGGATTGATATTTTAGTGATTAAAAAGGTTTGTCCTCCGTGTCCGATTCCGGCACCGGTTCCGAGTCGTCCCCGGTTCCATAAGCAGACATGGATAGGCTTATTTCGTATTTTTCTTTCAGCAGGGTGTAGTCGAACACCATAGCCGACGTAACCTTGCTTTGCGCTCCCTCGTTCTCGTTGATGCCTCCGCCGACTCCAAGGTGCGGGAGGAACCGGACGCCGGATTTCGTGCCCATGAACTCGTCGGATTTTTTCAAATACTCTTGTAAGGATGATTTAGGCAGGTAGCGCACGCCGAGGGTTTTGCTGTGCATCGTATAAAGGTCTGCGGCGGGGCCAAAATAGAGGAGGAGATATTCTCGGCCGTCCGGCAGTTCCTTCCGTTCATTTTTCTTGGCGAAACACCACTCCGGCCCTGGTGCGATTTTGTACTCGGCCTTCATCTGGATTTTTCCGAGGCTTGCCAACGAGTCTATGGCCGCCCAAAATCCCGCGAGTTCGTTCGTTTGTTCAGCCTTCTCGTTCTGTATCTGGCAAAGCCGCGCGGCGATTTCGAGGGTTTCGGCATACGTGAACGGAAGCGGCAGGGACGTTTCGAGGATTCGAAGCGTGGCGAGCAGGCTGCTCCAGTTCTGGAGTATTCGGTCGATCACGCCGTGCGTCCGGGCGCGGAGTTCGGCGTTTGTGAGGTCGTAGGCATCCCGATACCCGATTTTGACTTTGCGGCGTTCGCGGAGGATTTCGTGCGTTAGGTGCGAAAGACCGCGGTTGCACATGATTTTGAATTGCTTGTAGCGTTGTTCCTCCTCTTCGGTGTGCTTGGACTGGTAGAAGGTCAGCATGACGATTCGGGACATGAGGGCGTTGTCGGATGTCGTCATTTCCTGGCCCGTCAGCACCAGGCCGCAACTTATTGCCGTCATGGTGCGCTTCTTCTTGCCGTCCATGCTCATTTTGCTGCGGCCGCTATTGTCCCATATGCCCTTCAAAAACTCGATTTTTTTCGGGTCGATGTCCTCCTTAAACTCGTCAATATGCACCACGGCGTTCGACACCTCGGCGATTGCTTCGCCCAGCGATGCCTGTGTCGCGTTTCGGAGGTTGATCGACTCGGCGTTGATCTGGAACGGGGCCACGATTGCGCGGGCCATTTGGGTCTTGCCGGTGGACGGCGGGCCGAACATATCGAGAATTGGCATGTTCTCGATAGTGCTGCGCACGATGTCCGAGAATAGGGTGGTGAAGTAGAAGCAGAGCGCGACCTTGGCGTTGTCGCCGAACACGTCGATACATTGCCGAGCATATTCTTCGAGCGTTACGGTGTTCTGCTGCACGTAGACGAATTTCCGGTGCAGGTTGTAGGTGGTCGTGTCCTCGCGGTTCTCCTTGGATGCGGCCGGTAGGTAGTAGAGTTTGTCGCCGACCTGGATCAATCCGTAGTCGTTGGCCGGGATGAAGGTTTCGCCGTCGAAGGCGCCGTTTCCCCACGCGAAAAATTCGCCCTGCTTCTGCCAGCCGAGCTGTTGGATTTCCCGAGCCGTGGGCGTCTGCTCGTAGATGTACTTTTTCAGTTGGGTGTACTGCTGTTTCGCAACGACCGCCTCGACGATATAGTTGCCCTTGCCTTCGATGTTCTTCTGGAAATTGTCGAGTGTCGTTACTTGGTCTTGGGGCAACGTGATAAGGCACTTTTCGTGGTTGGCGTTCTCGATCTCGAACATGCGGTAGGAGGCCGGTCCGTCCCATATCAGCACAATAGGCCGAATTACGAAATTGGTCCATTGCAACGCGCTCCCGACCTTTGCTACCGTTCCGTAGTAGCAATTATTTTGCACGTAGAACCCGTATTTCTCCACCAGGTCGGCCTGCTCCTGCTTCTTTTCGCGGATACTGTCGAGTTGGCGTTTGTTTTTCAGTTTGTAAAAGGTCTCGTTCCAGATTTTACCCTGTTTATCCTCCTTCCCGAATTTGTCGAGGTACATGCGGGCCAGCGTTTCGTCATAGGATATGAGCAGCCCACATATGTAGTTTATCACGTCGAGCCGGTCGTTCTGGGATATGACGCCCGGCATTTTACTTTGGTACATGAAGTCCACGAAGTCGGCCGTGTTCTGGGCCAGGGCTTCGTCGTAGGTGTTCCCTTTGTATTTGAAATATTCGTCGGCGTCTTTGGATTTACCGTCGGATAATGTCATGACGCGGACATTCAGCCCGGCCGCCACCAGCCGCTCGCCGTGGTCTATTATGGCCGTTTGCCCGGCCGGATCGTTGTCGCCGATCAGCACGACTTTCGAAACAATCTTTTTCACGAGGTCGATTTGTTTCGATGTCAGCGCTGTGCCCATCGGGGCCACGGTGTTTTGCTGGTCGATGCTCGCCAGCCGGATCACGTCGGGCTGGCCTTCGACGATGTTAAGCAGATCGCGGCGGGCCGCGATGCGCTGGGCCTCGAAATAGCCGAATAAGGTTTCTCCTTTTTTGAAAATCGGGGTTTCCGAGGTGTTTATGTATTTGGGCGGCTCCTTCCCTTCGGCGTTTTTCTTCGGGTTGATGATGCGGCCGGAAAAGCCGACGAGGTTTCCGGTCCGGTTCCGGATCGGAAACATAAGGCGGCCGATGAAGGCGTCGTAGTAATGTCCGTCCTCCCCGCTCACTTTGATAAGTCCGGCTTTGATAAGGTCCTCGATATTCGCCTTTTTATCCTTGGCATGACGGAGGAGGGCGTTTTTGTGCGGGGCGTATCCGATCCCCCATTCTTCGATGAACGCGTCGCTCCAGCGCCCTTGCGCGTATTTCTGGGCGGCTTCGGATAGTTTGTATTGGTCCCGGAAAAATTCGGCCGCGAAATCGTTGGCCCGGAATAATTGTTCGCGTTCGAAGCGTGCGGCCAGTTCCTCGGGGGTGGGTTCTTTCTCGTCCCATTTGATGCCGTACATATTGCCTAAATGCTGGCAGGCTTCCACGAAGGTCAGCGTTCGCCGCTCCATGATGAAGTTGATCGGTCCCCAGGTTTTGCCGCACCCGAAACAATGTGCGATGCCCTTGGCGCTCGATACTTTGAAGGAGGGCGTTTTTTCTCCGTGAAACGGGCAACAACATTCATATACGGAACCGGCCCGTTTCAGTTCGAGGCCGTCGTCTTGGAGCACGCGAACGATGTCGAGGTCATTTAGTTGGTCTATTGCTTCTTGTGGTATCATTATTTCCGTGTTGTGGAGTGGTCCCCTCGGACTCCCCCCCCCGATTATGTTTATAGGGTTTTTTCGATATGCCTCACGATCTCGCCTGCTCGCTTGTATTGTTCGTGAGTTTCAGAGTGCCGTGCTGCATATCCTGCGGGCATCCCTTTCTGAACCATTCCTACGCGGTAGGCTGTCAGCGCCCGGCGGATCGTTTCGAACTGCTCTTTGTCGAGGTCCATTATGGCGTAGCGGTTCTGGTTGTCTTTGTCGCAATACATGGCTACGCGAATTTGAGTTTTACCGAGTGGTTCTTCGTGATGATCTCGGCCAGTTTCGGGCGCTTCCTTGCCGGGACGGCCCGATAACCGCGGACGTATGCCATTGCTGTCGTGGTCGTCGTGAAAAGGTTCTTGCTGATAAGGCCGAGCAGCCGGGCTTGTGCTTCCGGGTCGAGTTCGGTCCACAACTCCTTCAAAGTCTTTTCTTCCATTTTGGTATGATTATTTATTGATTATCTTGTTATTGAGTGTGCTGGCGTGGCAGCGAAGGTTACTACTCCACAACTCTAATTCGCGCTCTGTTTCGTCGGAGAAGTCAATCGTGCGATATTTTTCGTTGAATTGTCCCAGAGTCTCGCAGGCTGTTTTCATAATATGGATTATTTCTTCCGGTGTGGGTGTAGGTGTCGTTTTCATGTCTTGTGTTTTTAAGTATTCGTAAAAATCAAGGAGGGCGCCCGGCTCGGCCAGTCAAGGGGTCCGGCCCCTCCTTGTTGCCTCGGCGGCCCTCCCGGGTGGCGTTGGCTGTGAGTGCGTGGTTATGGCTGCATCCTAATCTCGGGCACTCGTTTCTTTGACCGTTTTGTTCGCCAGCCGGACGGCGTTGGCGAAGTTCAGCACGTTGAGTACGTTCGGCCAGATGTGCGCCTCGTCCCATGCAAAAATTAACATGAAGGAGAGGCCGAAGTAGAGCACGTAAACCTTGTGGCGGGCTGTCAGCGCCATAAATTCGCGCCCCAGGGCGACGGTCATAATCCGGTGGGCTTTGCCGGCGATGTTCTTTTTAGCCTTCCTAACGTCCGGAAATACCGGCGTGTAGGTTTGGGCCTTCTCAATACTTGTGTACATAGAGTTGAGTTTTTTGGTTAATTTTTTAGTACATTTGTAATTACAAATGCGTTACGTTTGTGATTACAAATACAAATATAGAGCTTTCTCGGTGAATTGCAAAATATATGCCGAGAAATCTCGGCAAAATCTTCAAAAAAAGTATTAATAATTATGCAAGATACTCTAAAAGAACGGCTTATAGAATTTATTAAGTCGCAGGGATTAAGCCAGGGAAAGTTCGAAAAACGCATGAATTTTTCGAATGGCTACGTAAATAGTATTTCGAAGGGGATAGGTGGGGATAAATTGCAGAGAATTATCGGTGAGTTTCCGCAGCTAAATTCTGACTGGCTCTTGTATGGCCGGGGAAATATGCTGAACAACGAAAAGGAAGTTCCGGCCGGTAATATTGAAATGTCCCGCGAGGTTTTCGATAAAATTTCGCAGCTTATCGATACGGTTTGTTCCCAGCAGGGGACGATAGCCGACCAGCAGAAATTAATAACCGAGCAACACCGGACGATTGGACGTCTGTCTACCTCGGTGGAGTCGGGTGCCGGTGTCCGGGCGGAAGGCGATGCCGGATGTGCCGCTGCAAAGTAGTTCAATTTGGAAATCAAAAAATTGTAGTACCAATAATCCAATGAAAAAAGTATTAGTTATAGCTGTGGCTTTCTTGATGTCCTCATGCGCTATCCAGAAGTATAGTGAGGTTCGTTTTATGACGGATTTTCGCCCTTATACGACTGCTGGATTTATGATTTCTCCGCTTTCAACGATTGCTGCTGAATATCGGCCTATCGCCACAATCAGTATTGAATTTACTCCGGGCTTTGATGTGACCTATCTGAATGATGAAACCGTAAAAAAGGAGGAGAAAACTTTTGATGATTTATACCATAGTGGGCCTCATTTGAAAAAACAATGGCATGAGCCAACCTCGGATGAGATGTTGGATAAGTTCGTAGAGTACGCAAAGTCTCTTGGTGCAAATGGGCTGTTAGACTATCAGGCTGAGGTGATCCGCGACCTAAAAACGAATACCGTCCAGTATTATCGTTTAACGGCTTTTGCGGTGCATATTGATTAGAATGTCCCGGGACAGAAACGGGACAAAAAGTTGTTTTTTAACGATGTTGTAATTCTGTATATTATTGATAATCAGTATTGATTTTTGACGGATTTCGGGCGTTAGAATCCCCTATCCACTACCAAACCGACGGCTGCACGCAAGTGCGGCCGTTTTTTTTGTTTCGGATTCCGTCCCCTCTCCGGCAGTTTTAACCCCTGTCGCCTTTTCCTCCGGTCTGTTCCCCTCTGCGCGCCGATTCTGTTCGTTATTGAAAAAGGCCTGTTGGTGATGATTGCCCCGGGGTTCGTTGAATTAATTTGCCGCCGTCGCGCCAGTCCTCTATTTTTGCTTCAAAATTGCAAATAGAGTTTTTATTTTAATAGTATGATTATGAAAAAATTAGTGTCTATGACCATGGCTATGGCCATGATGGCTGCCCTCTTCGTGGCGTGCGGGGATGACGGAACGGACGATGAGACGCCCCCCCCCGCTGTTCCGACTATCGCATTGGACGGCGGTGACATCGACC